GCATCTGCCGTCTTGCCCACGTTACGGGCCAACCAGTCAACCAACGCCAGGTAAGTGCCCGCAACATGCGGAACGCGGCTGAAGAGTCCAGAAGGACGAAACCCTGTGAAGGGTCCCGCGGATTAGCCCCAGGCGGGGAATAAATGGCTATCAGGGAGTTCAACCTAAGCCTATTCGATTCTGAGTAGATTTAGGCCGTTGGTGTGCACCGGACTCCTGTGCAGCACACATCTGGCCCGCCACCTATCTCAAGCCCAGCCCTAAACCAGATGGGCTTTTTCATGCCCAATCCATTATCATGGATGCTCCCTAACCGAGGACGCACCCATGCCACATGTCATCGCTTTGCCGGAGCAACTGGTTGGCGCCATGAATCTTGCTTCGACCGCCGCTCAAGTAGCCCACCAGGCTCAGCCCTATAACCAGAACACCATTATCTACCAGTCTCTGCAGAAGCTCACAGTCGCATTCACCGACGCCTCCCTGCGCTGCCTGGAAGAGTCCATGATCGGCGACCCGGCCAGCAAAGAGCCCGATCCTGCCGAGCTACCCAAGCCCGAAGCACCGACCGAAGGCACTGAACCCACCGGCACCCTGCTCACTCCAACGGACAATGCCCCCGCAGAATAGGGAACTTGCCGCCAAACCCGGCGAAACGTAACCTAAGCTCTATCTGTCAGCCGACAGGAGCGCATAACCCCCGGCCAAGCAGCTGGGGGTTTTTATTTGGGTTTAGCCCGTAGTAGGAGTGGGGGATTCATGAGTGATGAAGACAAGGGGCCAGGTGCCCAGAGGCTTTTTCAAATGAACGAGAATCTTGAGTATCGAGTTGCACAGTTGGAAAGCGAACGACTGCCAGCCCGAGTACAGCAGGTCGAATTCATTGCCGGTCAGTTGCAGGGCGAGATGACGGCGATCAAAGAGATCTCCCGTGGTATTGGTGTGAAGCTGGACAGCGGCATTCAGGAGCTGAAGGCGGAGAACCTGGCCAACAGAGCATTCATCAGAGGCGCGCTGTGGCTTGCTGGCGCGATAGCCGCATTCATCTACATCGTGCCCACAGTCCTCGACATCATCGCGAAATCAACGGGAGTGAAGTAGAGATGGCAGGCGGGCGACCAACCAAAAAATCAAAGGAAATCGATTATGGCCGGTACTGGAGGTAAGAGAGAGGGCGCAGGGCGTCCCAGTGGCCGTAAGAACAAGATAACGGCCGATGTGAAGGAGATAGCACAGGGTTTCGGTATGGAGGCCATGCAGGGCCTTATAGACATTGCCAGGGACCCCAAGTCTCCACCGGCAGCAAAGGTTGCAGCGATCAAGGAAGTGCTCGACCGTGGATATGGTAAAGCCAAGCAGCACACGGAACTGTCTGGTGGCGTGACGTACAACGTCCTGACGGGGGTTCCGAATGTCACAGACTCAGACGATTGACCTGAAGTATCGGCCCAGGCCATGGCAGGTCAGCGTTCATTCCAAGCGCAAGCGGTTCACGGTCTGTGCACTCCATCGCCGGGCAGGAAAGACAGAGCTGGCTGTGATGGAGCTGATCGACAAAGCCATGCAGTTCGATCTTGAGTTGGGTCTGTTCGCCTATGTGGCGCCCTATCTCAAGCAGGCCAAGGCCATTGCCTGGCAGCGTTTGAAACACTACTGCTCCAAGATCCCCGGCGTTGAGCCGAACGAATCCGAACTGTCTGTGCGCTTCCCTCACAATGGCGCGGTGATCCGTCTGTTCGGCGGCGACAATGCTGATGCCATGCGCGGCCTGCGCCTGGATGGATGCGTGATCGACGAAGTGGCACAGATCAAGCCGGAACTATGGGAAGAGGTCGTGCAGCCTGCCCTGTCCGACCGCAAAGGCTGGGCTCTCTTCATCGGTACTCCGCATGGCCTGAACCTGTTCAGCAAGCTGTTCTTCGAAGGCCAGCAGAAAAAGGACTGGCTCAGCGTTCGATACACCGTATACGACACCAACGCTCTGGACGAGGCCGAGGTTGCCCGCCTGCGCGCAGACATGAACGCCAACTCATTCGCCCGCGAGTACCTGTGCGACTTCTCCGCAGCGGGCGATGACCAGCTGATCAGCCTATCCATGGTGGAAGATGCCTCACGCCGTGTACTCACTGAGCACCAGTACAACTTCGCTCCTGTGATCCTTGGCGTCGACGTAGCCCGATATGGTGACGACTCATGCGTCATCTACCGTCGGCAAGGGCTCGGGTCTTTCGCGCCGCTCAAGTGGAACGGCATAGACAACATGACGTTCGCCGGGCATGTGGCCAATCAGATAAACCTGCACAACCCAGACGCGGTATTCATCGATGCAGGCCACGGCCAGGGCGTGATAGACCGTCTGCGCCAGCTGAACTATCAGGTGATCGAAGTACACTTCGGCGGATCTGCAGCCAAGGCCATGTACAAGAACAAGCGCGCCGAGATGTGGTACTCCATGGCTGAGTGGCTCAAGGGTGGCGGCGTCATCCCCAATGACATGCAACTCAAGCAGGACCTGGCCACGCCGACCTACAGCTACGACGCCTCCAACAAGATCCAGCTTGAATCCAAGGACCAGATCAAAGCCAGGGGCATGCCGTCACCGGACATTGGCGATGCGTTGGCGCTGACCTTTGCCCATCCAGTGGTTAAGCGCGAGTATTTCCCAGGCGCCAACCCACAAGGCATGCAGGTGGAATATGACCCATACGCCGACGCTTGACCGATATCGCCGGGGCGACCTGGCGAGCCTGCCGCAAAGCGAGCCTGACCCTGTTCCAGGCTGGGCTGAGTACACGGAGCAGCATGCGCACGACCTGCGATCTATCCGTTTGGGTGATCAGCTTGTCGCTTCGTTTGGGTATTTCCCGGCCTCATACACTCAAGCGGATGCATTTGCTGTAGTGGACCGCGACCTTGCTCAGGGCCACGGGGCAGCCATAGCGCGTATCATCCGCCAGCAGCAGCTACAGTGGATGCAGGACACCAGCACTGCACGCGTCACAGCAGAGTGCAGGCCACACGACCGGGTTGCTCAGGTATTCTTACGGGCAATCGGCTACAAGAGAGCCGACCAACCAGGCAATCCAAATGCCTGCTTCCAATTCAATCGGAGACAATGACATGGGCAAATCACTCAGAAAGGTGTTCGACCCGCTGGGGCTTCCTGACCCTCTGGACCTGTGGGGCGAGAAAGCTGCAGCGGCAGAGAAGAACGCCAACAAGCAGGCTGAACTGGATCGTGCGGCGGTGGCCACCTCAGCCACATCCAACCCAACGCTGGGCGGTGATGACGTGGCGGCAGCACGCGAGGCCGAGCGCCAGCGCAAGCTTGCCCTGTCCGGCCAGAACAGCACCATCCTGACCGGCACGGGCGGCGTGACCGGCGCCACCTCTGGCGGCAAGTCGCTGCTGGGCTCGTAGGAGATACACATGGACAACACCGCCCTGCGCGACCAGCTGGAACAGAAGCACTCTCAACTCGCCAACGAGCGGGCCAAGGGCTGGGATTCCAACTGGAAACAGCTGCGTGACAGCATTGATCCTGACGTGGGGCGGTTCCCTGACGAGGAAGTGAACAGCGGTCGCCGCAACGATCAGAAGATCATCAACAACACGGCCACCATCTCTGCCGGTGTGCTGGCTGCTGGTATGCAGTCGGGCATGACCAGCCCGGCCAGGCCATGGTTCGAGCTTGCCGCGCCCGACCCGCAGATGAACGAGTACGCCCCGGTCAAGAACTGGCTGTGGTACTGCCAGAACGCGATGCGCGAAGTGTTCATCCGGTCCAACCTCTACAACGTCCTGCCCTCCTGCTACGGGGAGCAGGGCGTTTTCGGTACTGGCGTGATCGCGGCCATGCCCGACGACAAGACGCTGGTGCGGTTCTACAACTTCACTGTCGGCTCCTACAGCCTGGCCACCAGCAGCCGCAATCTGGTCGACACCATCTACCGCGAGTTCAGCATGACGCCGCGCCAGATGGTGCAGCAGTTCGGCAAGGACAAGTTGTCCCCTACTGTGCTCAACCTGCTTGAGAAGAAGTCCGAGGCATGGGTGACCATATGCCACGCCATCGAGCCCAACGATGCCATGGACCAGACCAAGCTGGACAACGCCAACATGCCCTACCGCTCGGTGTACTGGGAGAAGTCCAGCAGCCGCGACAACATCCTGCGCCGCTCGGGCTTCAAGAAGTTCCCGATCATGGCGCCGCGCTGGAAGGTCAAGGGCGAGTCGGTCTATGGCAAGGGTCCAGGCTCTGCGTGCATCGGCGAAGTGCTGGCGCTGCAGCAAATGGAGCGCCGCAAGGCTGAGGCCCTGGACAAGATTGTGCGGCCTCCGATGTCTGTGCCTGCATCTCTGCGCGGTACGGCCATGAGCATGGTGCCGGGTGGCGTGAACTACGTGCCAGACAGCCAGGTGGGCGCCAAGATGGCACCGCTCTACGAGGTTCGTGCCGATGTGATGGGCCAACTGCGTGGTGAGATCCAGGCTAGCGAGCAGCGCATCAAGACCACCTTCTACGAAGACCTGTTCCTGATGATCAGCAACATGGACTCCGTGCGCACGGCCACCGAGATTGCCACGCGCAAGGAAGAGAAGATGCTGATGCTGGGCCCAGTGCTCGAGCGCCAGAACGACGAACTGCTGGATCCGCTGATCGACTACACGTTCCAGGCCATGCTCGACCAGTCCGTGCCGCGCTGGCAGGGACTGCTGCCGGGCAAGCCCATCCTGCCGCCTCCGCCCAAGGAGCTGGAGGGCATCGACCTCGCAGTGCAGTACGTCAGCATCCTGGCACAGGCGCAGAAGGCGCTTGGCGTCACCGCCATCGAGCGAGCCTTGGCATTCACCGGCAACCTTGCTGCATCGTTCCCGCAGGCAGCCGACAGCCTTAACGTGGACCAGACCGTGGTGGAGTACTTCGACGCCATCGGCGTGCCACCCACCATGATCAACTCGCCAGACCAGATCGCCGCCATTCGCCAGCAGCGTGCAGAGGCTCAGGCCCAGGCCCAGCAGCAGCAGCAACTGCAGCAGGTGGTGGAAGGTGCCAAGCTGCTCTCCGAGACTGACACCCAGGGCGACAACGCACTAACTCAACTGGCAGGTGCCGTATGACCGACAACTGGGAAGAGGAGCAGGAAAGGAAAGCCATTGCGGACCGTGATGCCTTGCTGCGTGAATTGCAGCTTGAGGATGATTTCGTAGGCATAATGACAACCGTACCGGGCCGTCGCTTCGTGTGGGCCATGCTCGATAAGTTCGGCATCTTCGCCCACAACTTCGACGAATCCCACGCCGCAATGTCCTACCATGAAGGCAGACGTTCAGTCGGTCTGTACCTGATGGACTACATCCAGAAGACCTGCCCGCACCTTTACCACACCATGGCGCAAGAGAACGCCATCAAAACCGAGGTATGACCATGTTCGTAGACCTGATTCGCCACGTCCTGATGGACGAAGCCGGGGGCGCTGATACTGGCGGCTCGGCAACCGCACCTGAATCCGCCCCTGCTGGCGGTTCTTTGCTGACTGGCGGTGCACCATCAACTGATGCGCATCCTGCCGCGCCAGCCAAGACCGAAGCTGAACTGGCTGCCATGACGCCCGAAGAGCGCGCAGCCCACGACGAGGACAACAAGCCAGCCGAGGCGCCAAAGCCAGCCGGTGCGCCAGAAGCCTATGCCGACTTCACTATGCCCGAGGGCGTGCAGGCAGACCCCGAGCTGATGACTTCCTTCGCCGGTGTTGCCAAGGAATTGGGCCTGAGCCAAGAACAGGCACAAAAACTGGTAGACTTGCAAGCCAAGAGTGCAGTGGGAGGCGAGAAAGCCCGCGCCGAAGCGCTCGAAGCCGCCCTGACCAAGCAATCCGAGGCCTGGGTGAACGAGATCAAATCTGACCCTGAGTTCGGCGGCGACAAGTTCGAAGCCACTCTGGCCACGGCCTCCAAGGCCATGCAGACTTTCGGCTCTCCTGAACTTCGGGGGTTGCTGAATGAGTCCGGGCTGGGCAACCATCCCGAACTGATCAAACTGTTCCATCGTATTGGGGCAGGTATCTCCGAAGATTCACTGGTAATGCCAGGCAATAACGCTGGGGCTGGTAAGCGGTCCCGTGAAGAAATCATGTACGGACAGGGGAACAACTGATGGCAACTCTCAACACGCAATTGCTGACACTGGCGGACCACGCCAAGCTGTACGGCCCCGACGGCAAGCCAGCGATGATCGCTGAGATGCTGTCGGAAACCAACGAAATCCTCGATGACATGCTGTGGCGCGAAGGCAACCTGGCAACAGGCACTCGCACCACCGTTCGCACTGGTCTGCCGCAGGGTACCTGGCGCGCACTGAACCAGGGTGTTCTGCCCACCAAGTCCACCGTTGCCACCGTCGATGAATCGGCTGGCATGCTGGATGCACTGGGCATCGTCGACAAGGCGCTGGCTGATCTGAACGGCAACACCAACGCCTTCCGCCTGCAAGAGAACCGTGCGTTCGTGGAAGGCCTGAACCAGCAGATGGCCAGCGCCCTGTTCTATGCCAACGACGGTTTCAACCCCGGCCAGTTCCTGGGCTTGGCTCCACGCTACAGCGATAAGAGCGCCGTGAACGCTCAGAACATCATCGACATGGGCGGCAGCAACAACGCCAACGCCTCGATCTGGCTGATCAACTGGGGCGAGGATGTGCACGGCATCTACCCGAAAGGCACCCAGGCCGGTCTTGAGCACCAAGACATGGGCGTCGAGCTGGTCGACGACAACACCAACCGCTCGGCCAAGTTCCGCGCATACCGCGACTACTACAGCTGGAAGTCGGGCATCGCCGTTCGTGACTGGCGCAACGTGGTGCGTATCGCCAACATCGACAGCGAGCAGCTGATGGAAGAAGGCGAGGACGGCACCACCAAGATCTACAACGCCATGATCCGCGCACTGCACCGCATCCCGGCCCGCAGCCGCAACAGCAAGCTGGCGTTCTACATGAACCGCACCGCCGCCGAGAACATCGACGTGGCCGCGCTGAACCTGAAGAACATCCGCCTGGCCGTCGGTGAAGAGGCTGGCCGTCTGGTCACCACCATCCGTGGCGTTCCGATCCGCACCGTCGACGCTCTGCTCGACACCGAAGCCAACGTGGTTTAAGGAGAATCCCATGATCCGCGACGCACTTCTGACATTCAGCGACAACCAGGCCATCGCGGCTGGCAACTCGCAAAACGTCATAGACCTGGGCCCACTGAGCGGGGGCAACACTGCCCGCCAGATCGGCGCCGGTACTCCGCTCTACCTGGCGCTGGCATTTCCCGCATCGCTGGTGGGCACCCTTACCGTCAATCTGCAGACCTCGGACACCGAGGGCGGCACTTACACCACCGTCACCTCCACCACCGTGGCGCCTGCTGATGCGACTTCTGGCAAGAAGTTTGCCGTGTCCATCCCAACCACTGGCCTGAAGCGCTTCCTGCGTCTGTCGTACGCTGGCGGCACCGCAGGCACCATCTGGGCTGGCATCGTGCAGGACGTTGGCCAATGGACGCTGTACCACGGCGGCTATGACATGGAACAAATCACCTATCCGGTGACCCCATGAGCAAGCCAGCCACAACCCAGGTGCGAGCGGTACGCCCTGGGTTTTTCCATGTGGTGCGTGAGATCGACGATGTGTTCGAGATCACTGGCCCCGTACCCAAGTGGTGCGAGGCCGTCGGCTCGAAGGCAGCGGCAGCCAAGCTGCAGGAAGAGATCGCGCCCACTGACCGTGGCTTCAAGATCAAGCACATGCCTCCGGGCAACTGGGCGGTGGTCGACAAGGATGGCGTGGCCGTTGGCCAACTATTCAAGCGCGATGCAGCGGACAAGGACAAGGCGAAAGCCGATGCCCAGGCCGAAGCCGATCGCTTGAATGCTGGTGGCCAGCCTGCTGCTGCCGAGACTGTCGAGGCGCCAGGCATCACCGTGCCACAAAACGATCCCGAGCAAACCGACCTGCCCGACGCGTAAGGGGTCGACATGAGCCAGACTGTCGTAGCAATCAAGAAGGGGTATTACGGGGGAAGAGTGCGGTACCCGAAGGACGTGTTCGAGATTGCCGATGGTGCGCCGCTTGGGGGCTGGATGGTCCTCAGCGGCACTTCTTCTGTCGGCGGGGTCATCACCGGCGACCAGCCAGCGTACGGCGTGGCGATCATCCCGAACGAGGGCACGGCACCAGTGGTGCAGGTGGCTTACAAGACCCAGCACATCGGCGGCGGCAACTTCATCGTGGTGGACCTGCTGGGCGACCAGATTGGGCCTATCATCTACAGAAGCTCGGGCGATCCCGCACAGGCCAATGCGACAGCCCAGCGGTACGTCGCCCAGCTCAACGCTGGCATGGCACCCGATCAGGTGTTCCCGTAGCACCAGATGTACAATCAACAGGCCCTGCGGGGCCTTTTTTGTTTCCGATTACGAGGTGTCACCGTGGAGTTAAAAAACATATTCGTGCAGGACTTGGCGGGGAATGCGATTCCAGGTGCCATCGGAAGGCTCTATCTGCAGGGTACAACAACTCTTGCTGGCGGCTTGCAGGACAAGGACGGAAATGCGCAGGGCAATCCATTCCAGGCCAACCAAATCGGTCAGATCCAAGTGGCCGCGCCCGATGGCAGGTATGACCTGTATATCGAGTCCGCCGCACGCAACTACACGATCAGGATGGAGTTCTTCGAAACGGCACCAGCG